ACTCCTAACAAGATTTTTTCCCCACGGCAAAATTCCAAACAGCCCGGCGAAAGGAAGTGATGCAGGTGCCAGGCAAACGAAGACCCATGGACGTGAACTTCTCCGTGGTTGACGGCAAAAAAGGCAAACACTGGACGAAAGAGGAAGTGGAAAACCGGAAATCTTCCGAGATCAACATGCCAAAGCCAAAGGCGCTGTCGCCTCCTGGTTGGCTCAGCAAGGACGGAAAAAAGCTGTTCCGCGAATACGCCAAGCAGCTGCTGGATTTTCCATCCGGCATTGTCTCCACCCTGGATGTGGGTACCCTGGGGCGGTACTGTGACTGTGAACTTTCCTACGCAGAAGCCAGCACGCACAAAAGTGCCTGGCTGAAAGTTGCCCGGCGGCGTATGGAGGCAATCAGCCAGCCGGATGCGGTGGCGGTGTCCGAATTGGACACCCAACGGGTGAAACAAGCCTACGAGGAAGCGAAAGCCCAGGTTGATTTCTGGAGCGCGCAGATGGTGAAGTTCGAGAAGATCGCCCGCAGCTGTGCCACCGAAATGGGAATGACCGTTTCCAGCCGGTGCCGGCTGATCGTTCCGAAATCCCAGAATCAAGAGGCGGATGATCCTCTGGCGCAGCTGCAACAGAAGTTTCTCAGCGGCTAAGGTGACGGCCCATGTTTGATCAAAATCGAGCGGACTATGTCTGCCAGTTCCTGGAACTGCTGCCTTTCGGCTCCGGTGCATGGCTGGGCAAACCCTTCAGACTTCAGGATTGGCAGCGGGAGCCGCTTCAAAAGTTTTACGGAACCCTGGACATTGACCCAGAAAGCAACCAGAAATTCCGCCTGTACCAGTATCTGTACCTGGAAATCCCCAAAAAGAACGGCAAAACGGAGCTGTCCGCCGCCCTGGGTCTGTACCACCTGGTGGGAGATGGAGAGAAAAATCCCCAGGTCTATATCTGCGCAGCAGACAAGGACAATGCCTCCATCTGCTACAACGCCATGTGCAACATGGTTGACGCCCGGCCCTGGCTGGCGAAAAAAGTCAAGCCAATTCCCAGCCAGAAGAAGATTGTCCTCAAGGACGGTTCCGGCTTCATCAAGGTGCTCAGCTCTGAGGCCTATAGCAAACACGGCTACAACGCCAGTTGTGTTATCTTCGATGAGCTGCATGCCCAGCCAAACCGGGATTTGTGGGACATCATGACCTTTGGCGCTGGATCTGCCAGAAGACAACCCGTCTGGATTGTGCTGACCACAGCCGGTGATGACCCTGACCGCAAATCCATTGGCTGGGAAATCCACGAGCAGTGTCGACGGATCCTGGCGGCCCGTGCCGGCACTGGCCCGGAATCAGACGATAATCCGATCTGGCTGCCGGTGATGTACGGTATGCCAGACGATCCGGAAGAGATAGAGAAAATCGATATCTACGACGAAGCTGTCTGGCGCAAGTGCAACCCTTCCATCGGCGTGACCATCCCCCTGCGAACCATCCGGCAGGAAGCCAGGGAGGCAAAGACATCTGAGGCAAAGGAACGACTGTTCCGCTGGCTGCGGCTGAATCAATGGATTGCCACCAAGGCCGTTGGATGGCTGCCGCTGACCCTTTACGATCGCACCCAATGGCATGTGCCGGAGCTGGAAGCGCAGCTGAAAGGAAACGAACTGCGGCGTGCCATGCGGAATCTGCTGAAAGGCAAGAAATGCTTTGGTGGTCTGGACTTATCCTCCACCACCGACCTTTCCTCTTTGGTACTGGAATTTCCACCCCAGCCGGGTCTTAGTCAGTGGATTGTGGTGTTTTTCGCCTGGCGTCCTTCTGGAAATGTGATCGACATGGAAAAACGGGATCATGTCCCATACCGGGATTGGAAACGGGCGGAATACCTGACCCTCTGTGAGGGCGACATGGTGGACTTTGACCAGATCAAGGAGACGATCCGCTGGGTGAACAGGGAGTACCGGCTGCAAATCCTCGGGGTTGACCCATATTTAAGCCGGGAAATCAGCGGGAGCTTGCAGAAAGAAGGCATCAACATCGTGGAGATTCGCCAGAACATGACGGAAATGTCCCCGCCGATGAAGGACATCGAGGTCAAACTTCGTGGCGGTCAGATGCTCCATGAACACAACACGGCAGCCCGGTGGTGTTTTGGCAATGTCCGATGCGCCGTGGACGGAAACGAGAATATCAAACCCATGAAAAACAAATCGACCGGCCGCATCGATATCACGGTTGCCTGGATTATCTCCCACGCTGCCGCAACGATGAAACCGGAAAACTCGCTGGCAGATCTGTTGGCAACGGGAAGGTGGAGTGTATGAAACCTGTTTTGCAAATCCTCATCTTTTTGCTCCAGGCACTGGGTGCTGTTCTGATCGGCGTGGGCCTGGGCCTGATATGGAGTCCGCTGGTCTATCTCTATGCCGGCGTGGCAAGCTTTGCCTTCGGGCATGTGCTGTATCTGGCAGTAAAATCGGAGGGATCTGAGAAATGAACATTCTGGAAGCCATCAACAATCCTTTGACAAGGAACCGCAGCCCCACCAAAACGGTGCAGCCCGCCATTGTGCAGACCGGGACATTGGTGTCCGGTGGGAGGCAGACTCAGGCAGAGAAACTCAGCTGCGTGTTCTCCTGCATGGACATCCGCTCCAATGATCTGGCGTGTCTGCCGAACTATGTGATCAACCGCTTTACCAAGGAACGAAATCCGGAGCACCCGGCGCTGTTCCTGCTGAACATCCGGCCCAATGCCATGATGTCGCCGTTCGACCGGCGGAAGCTGCTGGCCTACAGCGTGGATGCCACCGGCAATGCCTTTGACTGGATCCTTCGGAATCCCGCTACCGGGCGCCCGGAAGAGCTGATTCCTCTGACCGGCGATCTGGTGCAGCGGTTGGTCGACAAGCAACGGAATATCTGGTACCAGATCACGGATCCAGTCACCGGTGAAACCTTTATTCTGCCCCAGGAAGACGTCTGCGACTACAAAGGCCCCAGCCATGACGGCCTGAACGGCGAATCCCGCTTGAGCTTCGCCAGCGAGGTGATCCGCAGCGGCCTGGCTGCCCAGACCTATAATCAGGCTTTTTATGAGTCCGGTGGTCAGCCAAGCGGCGTCCTGACTGTAGATGCAGATTTGTCCGGCCTGGAATATGACGCAAACAATGAACCCACAGGGCGGACGCTCAAGGACGTTCTCCGGGATGAATGGGAAAAAATCCACTCCGGCGCACAGAATTCCCATCGTATTGCCATATTGGATCATGGCCTTAAATATCAGAGCCTGTCCATTAGCCAGCGGGACGCCATGTTCATTGAAAGTCAGGCCCAAACTGTGGAAGATATTGCCCGGTATTTCTCAATGCCGCTGTACAAGCTGCAGCATGGGAAACAGAGCTATAACTCCAATGAACAGAACTCCATTGAGTATGCCGGCTCTCTCCGGCCCAGCGTAATCCGCAATGAGCAGGAGCAAACCTGGAAGCTTCTGACCCCCACGGAAATTGCAGAGGGTTGGGAAATCGGCACCAACATGATGGCTTTGCTCCGGTCCGACAGCGGCGCACGGTCTGCGTATTACAAGACTATGTGGGAGGTTGGCGCCTATAGCGTCGACGATATTCTGGCGCTGGAAGATCGCCCGGCAGTTCCCGGAGGCAAGGCAAGGGCCGCCAGCCTGAACTATGTCCCGCTGGAATACTGGGCAGAGCTGTCTGTAAAGCGTGCCGGAGGAATAGGAGGAACGAAATGAATCTGAACTTAAGCGGCGAACTGATTTCCAGTGAATGGGCGGAGGCGTACCGCAGACACGGATACACCGCCGGCTTCTACTGCCCGGATGATGTCCGCCAGGCAATCCAGGATCTGAACCCCGGTGAAGAGCTGATTCTGGAAATCAACTCCATTGGCGGCAGCGTTTGGGCCGGCAATGAAATCTATGCCCTGCTGGAAGGCTGTAGCAATCCTACGAGGGCGGTTATCCAGAGCATGGCGGCATCCGCAGCCAGCTACATGATTATGTCCTGCGACCGGATTGAAATCTGCCTGCCGGCCCAGCTGATGATCCACTGTGCAAGCACCTTCGCATTCGGAAATACGGAAGATCTGCAGCAGGCGCAGCAGATGCTGGATGTGACGGATAATTCCATCCTGGATACTTACTGCCGCCGCTGTGGAAACCGCACCAGCAGAGAAGAACTGGCTGCCATGATGGCCAATGAAAAATATATTGGCTCTTCCGATGCGCTGCGCTACGGCCTGGTGGACAGTATCGTTGGCGGTGAAGAGGCTGTGCAAAGCGGCCCGCTGGTGGCTTCCGCTTTTAACAACACCGTCAAAGCCATGCGGACGCTTCCGGATATCCAGGAGCTGCTGCAGGCGGAAAAGGATGCACATTCCCAGCTTCGCCAGGAGCTGGAAAGTGAAAAAAACAAATTTATCTGATGGAGGAATGAACAATGCCCAATATTACCCTCGGCACTTCCCGTGCCCGCCTGAACGATCTGAAGTCCCAGCGTGCCACCATCCTGGAGAACGCTGAGAAAGAACTGAATGCAGGCAACGTCCCCGAGTACAAATCCCTTCTGGGCAAGGCACAGGCGATGAATGCCCAGATCGAGGATCTGAACAACCTGGTCACCGAGTATGACCGCTACGACATCGCCCATGCACCCACCTTCGGCAACGATGCCCACGATATGAAAGCCATGGGTGAGCATCTGCTGGCAGGTGAGCGGGTCAATTTCGACACCAAGGATGTGGTGAACGCCCTGGTTACCAACTCCACCACCTTCTCCGGCAGCCTGGTAACGCCCAACGGCGGCAGTTCCCAGATCAATGATGGCCATGCCGCTCAGGTATCCACCCTCATCCATCAGGTGCGTGTG